ATTTTTAAAAGTTGAATTTTTGAAAGGGGGGGGTTAAGATTAAATTGTTAAAAAATAGATATATGAGCGGCATTAAAAACTTAGAAGTACATAAAGGCGAAAACATTATAAAATCTAATGAAAAATCGGAAGGTCTTTATAAAATTTTAGAGCAGCTTCCAGATCCACCGGCTCAGGCTAATCTATCAGATGGTGCAAAGTTTTGGTGGTACTGGTTAGGCAAAGAGTTTGTGGCGACTAGAAAGATATCTAATCTCGATCTTACACATCTGCAAAGTGCTGCTTTTTGGCTGGACCAAAGATGCCAGGCGATAGGTGAGATTAAAAGAAAGGGTTACTACGGAGGTACAATTCAAGTCTTTCAGTCAGGTGCTCAAAACATTACTGGTCACATGACTGTAGTAAAAGATGCAGATAAGGCTTTAGATAACATCTCTAGTCATTTTGGTTTGAGCTTGAGAGATAGAAAGAAGCTTCAGGTGGAAGATAAAGATCCAGATCAAATGGATCTATTTGCCGCTTTTCTTAACAAGAAATCAGTTTAGTAAAAATGAAAATCACTAAAGAAATGCTATCCAGCGGACCCTTCCAATATGCGAAAGGTGTAAAATCTGGTGAAATTAAAACCGGTAAGCTTATAAAGCTGGCTGTAGAGCGTTTCTTTAAGTGGATAGATGAAGCCGAAGAACAAGGCTTTTATTTAGATCACGAAGCAGGCATGCATATCATTAAATTCTTTCCTTCATTTATAAACCACACAAAAGGCAAGCTTCAAGGAAAGCCATTTCATTTGCAGTTGTTTCAGCAATTTACCATGTACAATGTATTTGCCTGGAAGGATGCCACTGGAAAACGCCGCATAAATACCGTTTATGACAAACGCGCAAAAAAGAACGGCAAATCTGCTGAGATGGCTGGTTTAGCTCTTTACTGTATGAGCTTCGATTTAGAAATGGAAGCTGAAGTTTATGTAGGCGCAACTAAAGAAGACCAGGCAAAGATATGCTGGCTTCAGGCGAAGCAATTCATAGACAGTCCGGTGGCTAATAAAGCGTTAAAAAAAATTGGTTTTAGAACTTTTAATAAACACATTGAAAACGTAAAAACAGGATCAATAATGCGACCGCTTGGTGGTGATTCCAAAACCCAAGACGGCATTAATAGCCACTTAGCAATTATAGACGAGTACCACGCTCATAAAGATGATTCAGTTAAAGAGAACTTAGAAAGCTCCTCTGTAATGAGATCCCAACCAATTACATGGCATATTACCACAGCAGGCGTGGATATTATGGGGGTTTGTAAGCAATATGAGGATTCTGTAAAACTGGTGTTAAATGGCCAGAATAAAGACGATCATCTCTGGATCATGATTCATGATCTAGATGAAGAAGACCAAGAGAATTGGACTAATCCAGAAAACTGGTACAAAGCTAATCCGTTAATGCAATTTGGGTCTTACGAAATGGACAGCATCATGAAGGAATACATTAAAGCTAAAAACCAGCCTTCTAAGGTCCCTAATTTTAAAACAAAGCATCTTAACATGTGGGTAGATGCACCAACTGTTTGGATTCCTAGAGAGATATGGCGCCAAAATATTGTTGAAGATATACCAATGCAGGCTTTTCAGAAATTTGGATCATACGCAGGTGTGGACCTTTCAACTACTACAGATATTACCGCTGTTGTTTTTTTGAGCGAGCCAGACGAAGAAGACATAAGATACCTGGTGCCATTTCTTTTTTGCCCAGCCGACACAATAGACCACAGGTCCAGAGAAGACAGAGTGCCCTACAGGTATTGGGCCGATCAAGGCTACATAGTGGCCACTTCAGGAAACCAGGTAGATTACGACGAAGTCGAAACCTACATTAAAGAGAACTATTACAAATACCATTGCAAGAGAGTTGAATTTGATAAATGGAATAGTCATAGCATGGTTAACAGGCTTATGGACGAGGATATACAAGTCTCTTTCTTTAGCCAAACCATTGGAAATATGTCGCATCCAACCAAAACCTTCCAGAGCCTTATTTATAAAGGCCATATAAAATACCTGGACAATCCTGTAATGGAATGGATGCTATCTGGATGCATTACAATAGAAGACCCTAATGAAAATGTTAAGATTCACAAAGGAAAATCAAACGGTACTGGCAAAAGAGTAGATGGTATTGTGGCAAGTATTATGGCTCTTGGCGGATCACTTAGCATTAAAGAAGAAGCAAGCAAATACAGTAGAGATTTAGACCCTAACGAAATTTATATATAATGAAAATCACGCCAGACATTGCACAGCAATACATAGCTATAGATGGTCTATTAGACTTTGTAAAGCAGTTAGACCCAGAAGATGAACGTAGAGAGAAAGTGCTTCAAGAAGTAGAGGAGCGATCAGGTTATATTCACCAGTATCATGTGGCTGTTAGATCAGGTAAGAAATTAATCACAACCACTATAACTATAGAAAGCCAAATGAATCCTTAAAACAGATGACAGCTACTAACCAAGACCAAATACAAGAATTGCAATCAACAATTAAGATTTTAAAAAAGTTAGGTACCGCTGAAGGTTTTTACCAGTATTTCTTTGAGCAGCTACCAAAGCACCGGACCAATTTAGAATGTTTTAATCATGTAAACGACTTACATTTAGATCTATTTGGTGAGTATCGTTACAGCAGTTGGCATTCCTTTAGGCAAACCAAACACTATCTCAATTTAAGTAAGAAGTAATGAAAGAATTATTAACTAATATAGTCATCGTATTAATCACCTTGGTGGTAGCTGCATTAATAAGTCTTTTACTCAGCTGGCCTTTTATTAAAGAATTTGTAGTAAGGCAGTTGCTGGTGTATCTTTTAATGCTATTAGTGCTTTTTATAGGATTTAGAATATTGTATTTGTACAATCAAAATCAGTAAGAGTTATAAAAATTGAAGCGTTGTTAAAAATAAATAAATAAAAAATAAAACTGAAAATAAAAATCTAATATGCCAAGATCTAAATTTGAATGGTGTTGCAATAAAACTGAAACATTTTCACCGTGGATAATACCTTGTGAAGGTTGTGATAGAAGTGTGGATTGCGGGCTTTGTCGAGAGTTTACTCTCGTAAAAAGTAAAAGCAATAAGAACAACGGACGGGAAAAATAGCTACCCAGAACAATGGTAAATACACGTTGTTAACGGCTGAACGAACATAGTAAAACAAAGTTAAATTTATAAAATAAACAAAAGATGAAAGAACAATTAGGATTAAACAAAGAAGATGCTTTCAGAAAAGTTAATGGTCAATGGATGCCTGTTTATGTAACAATGGTTGATAAGCATGCTAGAAAAGTTAAATGTGATGTTTTAAATGAAATAATGCATTTAGAAATAGTATATAAACAGAATGGTTCAGTAATTACTGGTTTTAATAGAGCTTTATCAGATGATGAAATAGATTTTATTAAATTTAATGGTTTTAATCATGAATTTAAAGTGCTTCCAGATAAATTAATAAGTGTAATATCTAAATATAAGTCAACACCGTAAGGTGTTGCAAGGCTATTTTTCACGTACACGAGCTTCGTTAACGGTAATAGGAAAACAGGTGAAGCGCAGCTTCGTTTTACGTATGCGAAACGAGGACGAACAAAGTGAGGACGATGTTGAGGTTTTGCCGCTAACGCCAAACGTGTAAGTGCTGTAGGGTGCATTTCGCACACTACAATAAGCACGATTGAAATGCGCCCTATGGCTCTTACATATTGTTGTGCTGTAGTTGACTTTGAATAAGTAATGAATTAAACAAAAATAAAACGACCACAGTCGGGCGTATTCATACGTTTGGCGTTGTGGCAGAATTAGTAAATCTTTAAAAAATTAAAATTATGACTGTAACTGAATTAATTGAAAAACTAAAAACTTTTGACGGCAACAAAGATGTTTATGTGCCAAATAACGATGGGGAATATGAATATTATATAGCTCATTCTGTTAGACAAAAGAAATTAACTGTGCTTGATGAAAGTGAAGATTGCATCGTTATTGACTTTGAATAATTTTACTTTTTGATTTACGTGGCTCGAAGCCAATTCTGCCACAA